GGTTATTACCGCAACAGATTCATCGCATGGCTGTGTAGTCGGTGATTTCGTTACAATAAGCGGTTCTGCTTCTTTAGGTGGTTTAATCACAGCCGCTGTTTTAAACACAGAACACCAAATTACAGCTGTCCCCAGTGTTAATACATATACATTTACTGCATCAGCTACCGCTAATTCTAGTGATAGTGGTAACGGTGGCTCTGGTGTAGATGGAGCATATCAACTTAATATCGGTTTAGATGTGTATGTTCAAAGTACAGGTTGGGGTGCAGGAACTTGGGGTGCAAATACTTGGGGAAGCACTTCAGCGTTAACAGCTACTAATCAATTAAGACTTTGGTCTCATGATAATTTTGGTGAAGATTTATTAATAAACCCTCGTGCAGGTGGGATTTTTTACTGGGACGAAAGTTCTGGAACAAGTAATAGAGCAGTGGCTTTATCTGCTCTTTCTGGAGCTAATTTAACTCCTACAGCAGCCTTACAAGTTTTAGTGTCTGATGTGGACAGACATGTTATTTGTCTCGGTACAGATCCTATAGTAGGTTCTTCTAGGACAGGGTCGATTGACCCTATGTTTATCGCTTGGAGTGACCAAGAAAATGTAGCTGAATGGGAACCTAAAAGTACTAACACAGCAGGATCATTTAGGCTTTCTGCGGGGTCTGGTATTATAGGAGGAATAAGAGCTAGACAAGAAACATTAATTTGGACAGATACTTCTCTATATTCTATGACTTTTGTAGGACAGCCTTTTACTTTTTCTATTAATCTATTAAATGAAGGAGTTGGTTTAGTTGGACCTAACGCTATGGTAAATACTCCTAAAGGTGTATTTTGGATGGATAAAAAAGGATTTTACACTTATACAGGTCAAGTTCAAGAACTTCCATGTACGGTAACTGATTATGTTTTTAGTGATTTAGAACAAGGACAAACTCATCAAATATTTGGTTTTGTTAATAAAGCCTTTGACGAAGTAGGTTGGTTTTATTGTTCAGAAGGAGTTACAGTAATTGATAAATATGTTACTTATAATTATGAAGAACAGATTTGGATGATAGGAGAGCTTTCTAGAACATCTTGGTTAGATGAAGGAATTTTTAGCGACCCTAAAGCAACCTCGTCTAGTTCTGAGGTGGGGTATATCTACAACCATGAAAGTGGAAATGACGATGACGGTTCTGCTATGACTAATGTGTTTATAGAGTCTAGTGACTTTGATATTGATCCAGCCGGAGAAGACTTTCAGTTTGTAAGTAAGATTATTCCTGATATTAAATTTACAGGAAACGGAGGCACAGGTAGTAGCGGACAAGAAGTTGATTTAGTTTTAAAAAGGAGAAACTTTCCGGGACAGGCTCTAACCACCGCTGTTACAAAATCATGTAATTCAGTGACTACTAAAATAGACACTAGAGTAAGAGGTCGACAGGCAGTACTAAGGGTTCAATCTAATGACGATGACACAACAAAAATAGGAATGGGATTTAGAATTGGAGCTATGCGTTTAGAAGCTAAACCTGACGGTAGAAGATAATGTCTAAACTATTAGAAACCAAACTACCGTTTGCACAAGGGGAATTATCTCCAGAAGTATTTAATAGATTAGTTAGGATTTTAGAACTGAGTTTAAACAAAGTTGACGTTAACTCAACATTATCTGTTAATGAAGCACAAAGAAATGTAAACAAATTTCAATCAGGAGATCTTATTTGGAATTTAGCTACGAGTCAGCTACAGATTTGGACAGGAAAGGAATGGGTAAAACTTTATAAAGGAACTGAAAACGGAGTAGAGGGGGTTTCTAGCTTAGGCTTAGTAACTGTTTCTACAGACGGAGATACAACAATCTCGTTAGGCGCTATTGCAACGGGTTACGGAACAGAAAACTGGTACACATAATATGGATATGCAAAAACTACAAAAAGAATTAACTTTTGACGAAGGTTGTATCTATAAAATATACAACGATCATCTTGGATACGCTACTTTTGGCATAGGACATTTAATAACAGAAAAAGATCCAGAGAATAAACTTCCTCTTGATTACCCAATATCAGAAGAAAGGGTAACTGAGTGTTTTGAAGATGACATAGAGGGGGTCTGTAATGACTTAGACCGAAACATCTCTTGGTGGGTAGGACTATCTGAAGAACACCAAAGAGTAATAGCTAATATGGCATTTAACTTAGGTATAAACCGTTTATTAAAATTTAAGAAGTTTATAAAAGCAATGCAAGAGAATGAATTTGAAACAGCAGCAGAAGAAATGATGGACAGTAAATGGGCTAAACAAGTCGGTCCAAGAGCAATTAGGCTAAGAGACCGAGTATTAAAGGATAACTTATGAAAGGTGTAAAACATTACAAAAGTAACGGTGACGAACATAAAGGCAATTCTCACAAAATGCCTAACGGTACTTTGCATACTAATAAAACACATACTGCAACAAGTGTGAGGTTATTTCATCTTAAGGATCTTTCTAAAACAGCTAAGATAAAAGTTAAGAAAAAGGCAAAAGGATAATGGCAACTAAAACGCACACTACAAAAGATGGCAGAAAAGCTAAAAAAGGTCTTTACTACAATATAAACCAAAAGAAAAAAGCAGGAAAAAAGATGCGTAAGAAAGGGGCTAAAGGAGCTCCGACTACGGCGGCTTTTAAACGTTCTGCTAGGACAGCAAAACGTGGCTAAGCGTAAAGAAAAATCTATAAGAAAAACTACAGGGAAAGGTGGTAATTACCGCAAGACTAAGTCTGGTGCTGGAATGACTAAAAAAGGAGTAGCCGCTTATCGGAAGAAAAATCCGGGAAGTAAATTAAAAACTGCGGTTACAGGTAAGGTTAAAAAAGGAAGTAAGGCAGCAAAAAGGAGAAAGTCCTACTGTGCTAGATCAGCAGGACAGATGAAAAAATTTCCTAAAGCAGCTAAGAATCCTAATTCAAGATTGCGAAAAGCAAGAAAAAGGTGGAAATGCTAATGTATGAATATAGTGGAGAAATAACATGAATCTTAACTTACTTAAAGGCGTTAAAGGAATAATTGGTGCAGTAGCTCCTACAATCGGCACAGCATTAGGTGGTCCAATGGGGTCAATGGCTGCTAAAATGGTTGCTGATGCGTTAGGATGTGAACCTACACCTAAGAAAATAGAACAAGCTATACAGGCAGCAACACCTGAACAGCTTGTAAAACTTAAACAGATAGATGCGGACTTTGCTGTTAAGATGAAAGAGCTAGATGTAGATTTGTTTGCTCTTGAGACAGCAGATATACAGAGTGCAAGAGGTATGTTTTCTAAAGATTGGACTGCTCGTATTATAGGCATAACCGTTGTAGGTGGTTTTATGGGCTATATATTCCTTGTTACTATAATGCCTCCAGAGCAGAACAGTGAAGCATTGATCAACTTAGTTCTCGGATATCTTGGCGGGTTAGCAAGTGCTATTATATCTTTTTACTTTGGTGCGAGTAATACAACGAGTAAAGATGAATGAAAATTTTTATTACTGAATTTAAATTTAAAGGAGAAAGTTACGAAGGACCAACAATAGTAGCTGAATCTTTTGAAGAGGCTGAAGAACAAGCAAATACTTATGATGTAATTGTTGTAGGTGTTTTAGATACTGTAGTAATTTCAGGTGATGAAAAGAAATGGAACAGAGTTTTACACTAATAGCTGAACTTGGTCTGCCCGTGGCAGGAGGTTTAATTATGGCTTATTTTATATTTTTAGTGATGAAACAACTGATGGATGGTTTGGTGAGTGAGATACAAACTGTACAAGCTATTTCAAAAATGCTTATTACAAGAGCATCAACTATGAATAACGATATGATTCGTATAGATACTAGCGTAAGTAGTGCATTAGGATTATCGCCTGACCTAGAGCGTATAGCTAGAGCAGAAAACTTTGTTGAAGATGGTAAAATAGATGCAAGGCGGGATTAATGGATATAGTACAAATCGTATCCGAATTCGGTTTTCCCGTAGTGATGGTAGTGGGGCTTGGTTATTTTGTTTATTTTGTCTGGCAAACAATCACCAATAAAATTGATCCTGCGGTTCAGGAAATGAAGATAACTATTATACGGCTTACTGACCAATTACGGCTTTTAGACCAAGATATGATACGCTTACAGCAAAAGGTAAATACAGTATTAGAGTTAAAAGAAAAAAATGAAACAAAAAAATCAAAAAGATAATTGGTTATTAAAAATAAGTTGGCTGATATTACTGTCTTTTTTTACTGGTAATATAAAAGCTACGGAAATAGTGTTTCAGTTTAAAAGCCCCTCCTTTAATGGAGTTGGTACATCTGCTCATTATCTTACTATTGACGAACAGGAAGCATCCCGTAGGTTAAAAATAGCTGAAGATATACAAAGCGAAATTGAAGAAGCAGCAAGGGAACTTGACAACACTACCCTCGCAAAATTTATTAGGAACCTAGAGTCACGTATCTTTTCAAGACTATCTCAAGATTTAGCTGAGTCTCTTTTTGACGATAAAGGGGGTTCTGGAGGCTCTATTGATCTAGAAGGTAATAAAATAGATTTTCAAAACACAGGCACAGAAATTATTTTAACAATACTTGACGTTGATGGAGTTACCACAGAGATAAGAATACCTATTAATTCATTCGGTATTTGTTCTGATACACCATGCGTTCCTTAGTTCTTATATTTTTTCTTTATGGATGCGCACCCATAGCAGTAGTCGGTGAGCAAGAAAATCCAATTATCGAAAGACCTACATTACAATTATTAGTGGATTTACCTGCACCAGAGCGCAAAGCAGTAGTGTCTGTGTATAAATTTCCTGATCTTACGGGACAAAGAAAATCATCAGACAACATGGCATTATTCTCTAGTGCAGTAACACAAGGAGCTGATTTATATTTGATTGAAGCATTGATGCAAGCAGGTAAGGGTAGTTGGTTTACCGTAATAGAGAGAAGTGGTCTAGCGAATCTTACAAGAGAACGCCAACTTATTGTAAACACTAGAGAAAGTTATGATGGCGAAGGTTCAAACAAGTTACAACCATTGCTTTATTCAGGTTTAATATTCGAGGGCGGTATTGTTTCATACGATACTAATTATGAAACAGGTGGAATTGGCGCAAGAATGTTGGGGATAGGTATTAATAATCGTTATAAAAGAGATAGAGTTACCGTTTCATTAAGAGCTATTCTTGTTCAAACGGGTGAAATACTATTGAATGTAAGTACAAGTAAGACAATCTTTTCAACAGGAGCTGGTTCAGATGTGTTCAAGTTTTATGAAGGTGGTACTGAACTTATTGAAACTGAAAGCGGTCTTAGTAAAAATGAAACGGTTGGCTATGCAACAAAAACAGCCATAGAAGCAGCTGTTTACGCATTAATTTTACAAGGTATTGAACTAGATATGTGGGATTATAAAGTAGGAGAATAAAATGAAAATATACAATGCAATAATGTGGAGTGCTGTGTTTCTAGCCTTTGTTATCTCTGGAACGATAGCTTTTGGTGCTAATAACAGTATATACATAACGCAATCAGGTACAGCGTTGACTATGAATTTAGATCAGATTGGGAATTCAAATGTCATTGGCACAAGTGGAACAAGAGCCACTTTTGCAGGCAGTACCATAACCGTTGATGTTGACCAGACAGGGGACTCGAATACGTTAGCCGCTACTGTGGCTCAAGGTAATAATACGAGCTTTACTGTAAACACTACAGGAGACAGTAACGTATCAAGTATCGTAGGCGGGGGGTCTGGTGATATAGCCGGTACTGATTTTGACTATGCCGCTACAGGTGACAGCAATGTGCTAACTTTTGTACAAGGTTCGTCAGCAGCAGCAACCTCTGGTAATCAAGATTTTGCAGTTACAGGAACATCTAATGACGTTAATGTAGCGTGTAACGTGGTTGGTTGTGTAAATAGCTGGACAGTGAGCGGCAACTCTAATGATATAGATACTACCCAAACTGGGAACGCGAACCACTCAATTACAGGTGTCATTACAGGAAACAGTAATAACATTGACGTTGACCAAACAAATACAGGTGGCTCTACAACTGGTATTTTATCCATTATAGCAACAACTTCAAGTGGCACTATAGATATAGATCAATGTACAAGTGGCTGTTAATATTTTTACCTACATTTGCATTTGCAGATATAGGGTCAATATCTGAATTCCGTGGCAATGGAGAAATTTTACGAGAAAATCAGTCAGATAAACTACTCGCAGAGCTTGCTCTCGATATTTTTAGCAATGATGATATTCGCACTGGCAATGGTCGTATTGCTATTCAGTTTATTGACG